ATCGCGCTCGACACTGCCAAGCACGAAGAGGTCATGGTTACCCTGACCAAGCAGAACGACAGCGCCCGCAAACGGCTGACCTTCCGCAATGTGCCGGGCGCTGACCCTGATGTAGGCCGCGCCGCTGCGGAGTTCATCGAAGGGCAGGCATCCATCATCGCCAAGACGGAGGTTCGCCCCGATCTGGACCGACTGATGGACCGCAGCATCCGTGAAACACAGGAACTGTGGAATGCGGAAGAGCGTATGCCGGACGGTACGCTAAAGCTGGACTACCTGAAGAATAGGTACGAAACCATCTCCTCAGACCCGTCAGCAGACAAGAGGGCTGTCAACGAAGCACGTAAGGCATACCACACCTACAAGGGTATGGTGGACGCCACCAACCGCGATGCCGCCACAGGCCCCCAAACCCGGTTCGGCAACCGGTATTACAACGAGCTGGCCCGCACCCTGACGTTCATGGAGAGCCAGAAGCTGCTGGATGAGGCAGACACGGACTCCGGTGAGCGGGTGGCGCGGCTCCGGTCGATGATCGCCATGATGCAGCTGGGCGCATCCCTCGCAACGGCGTCCCTCAACATCCTGTCGCTTCCCACCAACACCCAGCATTACCTTGCTGGCTACAACGAGAAGACCGGGTTTGGCGGCGGGTTCGGCCAAGCCGCATCCATGGCAGCTTTGTTCAAGGCCATGAAGGATGGCGGTATACCAGCGGCGTTCAGCAACATGGCCGAGACCTCCATGTACTACAAGAACTTGGCAGAAGGTCCCACTGCTGTGCTGAAGCGGTCCGGCTTGACCAAGGACGAGGCAGTGTTCCTGTCGGAGCAGATCGCCAACGGTGTTGGGCAGCCAGCACTCACCAACTCGTTGCAGAGTAGCGCCAGAGGGCGCATGAAGTCGGGCGCTTGGCGCAAGATCAACGACGCCATCATGTCCGCGTTCAACCGCACGGAGCAGGCATCGCGCAGGACCGCACTGCTGGCCGCGTACCGCCTCCAGTATGATAGCAGCAAGGGTGCCGGCCACACCGACGCCGAAGCACAGCGCATGGCAACAGATTTTGCTGTCATGGCCGTGGAAGATACGCTCGGAGAGTACTCGGTGCTGAACCGTCCCGCCACGTTCCGGGGCCACGGCCTGTCCCTGCTGTATATGTACAAGGTGTTCCCCACCATGTCGGTGCAGCTGATGCGCAATCTGGACCGTAAGAGCCAGATGTTCATGCTTGGCTCGTTGATGCTGCTGTCAGGGCTGGGCGGCGTTCCGTTCGAGGAAGACGGCGAAGACCTAGTCGATACGGTATCAAGTGTGTTTTTCGGTGGCAGGATGCCGAGCATCCGGCTGGAGATGATGGAAGCGCTGGACGAGTTCCTTCCGGGGTTGGGCGATCTGGTCGCCAACGGTGCGCTTAATAGCTGGCTGGGCTGGGATGTCGGCAGTCGTACAGCAGTGGGCAACATGTTGCCCGGCACGGACCTGCTGTTGCCCAGCACCGACGGCGGCACACTCCACTCCCTCTTTGAGATACTTGGCCCGGCGGGTGGGTTTATCGAGGCTTCGCTCAAGATGGCCGGAGGTCTGCTCGGGGCGCTGACATACGAGTTGGGGCTTAGCGACAAGCCTGCCACGATCGAAGACGCCCTGCGTGTCGCACCCGCCACGATGGTCAGGTCTGTCGCAGACGCAGTGGCATACAGCACCGCCGGAGCAGTGGTGGACAAGCGGGGGTACGTGCTGGACAGGGACGATGTAGCCTTGTCGGTCTTGGGTCGCGTGATCGGGTTTTACCCAGCCGCTGTGGCAAACCAGTACCGGACCATCGCCGTCATTCGGCGGATGACGGCGGGCCAGTCGGAGATTTCGGCGGCATTCTACAACGCGTATATCCAGCACAAGATGGCGGGTAACCACGCTCGTGCGCGGGAGATCAAGCAGGAAGTGCGGGACTTCAATAAGATGAACCGCGACTCCGGTATGCGCATCAGGAATTTCGACAAGAACGCCAACCGTCGCTACCTTGAAGCCAAGAACACCATGATGGGCAGGACGATTGGCAATCTCCCCAAGGACCAGCAAGGCAGGCTGGAGAAGTTCGTCCGCATCATGGGTATCTCGGAGTAGGCTGTCACACCGCCGCCAGATCGCCCAGTATCATGTCGTCCAGAGCCTGCTCGGTAGCGCCCAGCACACCCTTCATGCGCGGGTGGTTGAGGTTTATCCCGATCACGTAGCTCTGGGGCATGGACAAGGGGGTATCCTTACCCATCGACGCCTTCTGCGATTTGGGCGTGGCGTTGGCCCCGTCCTTGGTGAGGGTGGCGATGAACTCCCGGTGGTTGCCGCCGCGCTGTGCGAACCACTGCCGGAAGTGCGTGCGGTCGAGTAGCACAACACCGCCAAACAAGTCTGTGCTGTTGCTCTTGCGGAAGCCATTGATGCGCACCCGGATCGCGCCGCGTGGCAGCGACATGGCGTCGAAGTACGCAGGCTGGCCGGGGGTGTAGAAGATGCGCAGGGTCTCCTTGCCGTGCTCGTTCATGTACTCGGACACCATGTCGAACATATCCAGTTGGTTGTCTACCACGGTCTGGCGCATGTCCTCGATCTGACTGAGCACCCAGCCGATGCACTTGGCTTCATCGAACGCGACCAAACCCCACTTGCGCGCCAGCTTGATGGCTGTGTAGGGAAGGACGACCGCTTGTTCCCAGTAGCGCTCGACACCTGAGAACCTGTTGCCGTATTCCTGCTTGAACTCGTCGGCCGCCTGCGCCATGGCTGCACGTATGCCACTCTCACCCAGAACCATGAGGCAGCGAAGGAACTCGCGCCCGGCCCACCCGTAGTTCTCGGTGAACAGCTGGTAGAACTTGCGGCCTACATCGGAGTTGGAAGCCAGCAGCGGCGAGGCCGGTACATGAAGCTCCAGCAGTCGTGCAAGCTGTGCATCGGTCTCGTTGCCGTGCGCGATCAGCTTGCTGGCTATGGGCTTGTTGGTGGAGAGCGTAGAGGTAAGGGCCCACTCTCTGGGGGCCTTCTCCTCGGCGTTGCGGCTCAGTCTGGCCTTGTCGCGCCCCTGACTTACCCAATACAGGTAGTCCCCAACGTCCTTGTCGGTCATCTGCGTGGCTTCGTCCACCGTCATGGGCAGGTTGCCGTAGGTGCCGAACCTGTTGAACAACGTGTTCTGTGTGAACTTGGACTGGAAGTGCAGCTTCTCGGGGTCTCCCCATACCGACTGCTGCATGTACTGCGCCAGCGACTTGCCGCTACCCGACGGGCCGTAGAACGAGATGGTCACACCCTTGAGCCCGGTGAAGGCGAACAACACCGACGACAGGCCCACCCCTATGGAGTACTGGTGCGCGTACAGCCCCGCCGACGTGATGGCTTCCGTGCCTGCGTACCATGCGGCCTGCGAGCCGCCCGTCACAAACATCTCGTCAGATGCTCTGGTTGATCTGGAGGCTAGGCGGATATGCTCGACGGTTACCCGCCCACTATCTTCGCGCCTGTATATACTGTCCCCCAGCACGAACGCTTTGAAACCGTCCTTCCAACCCATGGTGGAGTGCAGGTCTGTGACCGTCTTGACCTGCTTCAACTTGTTCATGTATGCGCGCAACATGATCTGGAAATACTCCGTCTGCTTGCGGGTCTCTAGCACTACCCCTTGGTCTGCTATGGTGCCGACAAACTCTTTGTACGTGCCGTCCGCCATATATGCTTGGCGTATGGTAAGCACCTTCCACCCAACATGCCTGCGGTCCCACATGAACTGTGCCACTTCGTAGCCAAGTGACTCGTCGTAACCATAGCTCACGGGGTATATGTCGAAGTCTGTCACCACGGTTTCTACATCGTCTATGGTGACCACTATACCACGGGTCGTGCGCTTGAACGGCTTGGGTATCTCGACCTCGGTGCTGACTTCATCGGGGGCGGTAGCGGTAGTGTCCACGGGAGTGTACCGAACACCCAGCCTGATGGGGCTGCCGATGTTCCCGGCGTGAGGGCACCCCTTGCAGCCACCCGGATTGTCTGACTCGAACTTGTTGCAGGTCGTTGGTCCATCAGCCTGAGCCTGCCACTGCCTGAGTTTGCCGAGCGTGGCTTCTTCGGAGTAGTCGGGGTGCTGGTTGCTCCATGCGATGGCCGTGTCTTCCGGGTCTTCGCAGAACGCGGCGAGCCCGATCAGGTTGTACCACTCGGGTTCCCGGACACTGGCTTGGTTGTTGACCGCCCACTCGACTTGGGCGCACTTGGCGACGATCGGTTCACTGCAAGCGGGCGGCGCGTCGTAAGACACCGCTAACTTACTGAGCAGACTACCCTTTGGGGATGCAGGTGTGTTTTGCTTGGGGCTTGTTACCGGCTTGTAGCGTGACAACACGCTCCTGATTGTCTCGACAGTGGTATCCCCACCGTCCAGCAATACCTTGACGGGCTTCGGTGCCTGCAGATCTTTCCAGTTGTGAGTGCGCACCGGGCGTAGCACCAGTGACGGGTTGGCCACAAGTCCGGCGTCTACTTCGAACTTGTGCTCCGTGACCGCGGCCTTGAGTGACCCGGCCAGAAACTCCCACTCGGACGTGGGCACGGCCCTGTCGAGTACCCAATAGACGTGCAGCCCATAGCCCGACTGGACTATAAGC